ATGTCAGAATTATTAAACAGTTACACATTTGAAGCAAAAAAAATTGTTTACTATTCAGTAACAGTTGGTGCAAATAATAAAACAGAAGCAAAAAGAATTGCATCTGATTTTGAACATTGCAAACATTATGAGGAGGTTGAGTATTGCGAAGGATATGAATATAAGGTAGGTAAACTATTAGAATCAACTGACGATAAGGCAAACAAATCAATTAGATCAAGGGAGGATTAACATGGCAACTTATCAACAATGGTCGCAAAGTTATTTCACTAACTTAACACCAGACCAGCATAATGCTAATAATAGATGGTTCAAATCTATTAGAGACAAACTAACAGATAGTGGAATATTATATGTGCCTATTCTTGATAAAGAGTTCAACAAATTGGGAGAGGAAGTTAATACATACAATAGTAATGAGGGTGATTAAATGCAATTAAGTCTAACACAATTTCAGGCAGATCTTATTAAGAACTCACTTAAATTGTATAATATTGAAATGTTATCATCTTCCAAAGAATGGAGAGAATATGATAATTTATTTGATAAACTGTCAGTCCTAAGTGATACGAGTCGCGCAGACGATTTTTATAAACAATCACACTCTAATCGTAATGGTAAAGATTTAGATAGTCTGTAAATTGTCATTATTATACATACCTTTGTATGGGTTATTCGGGAAGTAGTGTAATACTTTAAAGGGATGATTGTCAAATGATTGATATAAGTTGGTCAAGTATTCGGGTGCTATGTATAATGATTCTGGGTGTAATATGGTTTGCATTAGTAATAGATATGACACTAAAGGATTAATAATAACAACTGAAGCGTTTAAAGTGTCTGTATAGTGTAGATACACAAAGCATTTATGAGAAAAATTGAAAGACTTATGAACATGGCAATCACTCACAAAACTGATTGGAGTTCATCAAATACTCAAGTTTCTTTCAACTCAAATACAAATTGCAGTCAAATTCGTCTACATGGTCATCACATTGCGACCTTTTGCCATGAAACCAGAGCAGTAAAGATTGACTCCTGTGGATACACTACAAACACTACGAAGTCACGTCTTAATGCTATACTGGAAGAGGTAAAATACGGTTGCAAAGTATTTCAGAAAAACTGGGATTGGTTTGTTAATTATAACGACCAGACCACACTTTTCAGAGATGGTATGATTTTGTTAGATGCTGATTCATTAGTTACTGCATAATATTGTCAGGGAGACTAACAATTAGTTTCCCTTTTTATCTGCACCAAACTATTACTTTATTCGGAGGACTTTCACAATGGAATTAACAAGTAGAGATGGTAATATGGTTGTTGATTTCTATCCTGTAAAAACATGGGATGATAATCTAATTGACAATCGTATTCTAAAAGTGTTATCATTTAGAGGTGATAAGCAAAAGAAAATGTTAATAACTCGTTCAGAGTTTTATTATCAAGTAAGGGAGTATATTAAAGATTGTAAGTATTCAGTTACTTCTGAATATATGCCACCACAATTTATCAATCAAGGAGGTAATTAATCATGTATAGTTCAGAAACTTTTGGAAGATTGTTCTGGGTAGATGATAACCTAGACTTCAAATCATGCCCACAATATGTTGACGGAACAGGTGATTTTGACAATCAAGATTATGTTTCAGAGTGGGACGATTGGAGTGAAGTTGATATGAATTTATTGTTTAATATTTACAAGAATGAATTAATTAATAAGGTAAATTATGCAAACTCATTAACAACAAAGGAAGTGAAATCACAATCAAATATGAATACTTATGATGAGGAATTATACAAGGAAATAGTTAAAGATAGTGAGTTCAGTTATGGTAAGTTTAATGAGTCAAATTACCCTCTACATTTACAACAACACTAAGCAAATCCTACCCAATTCTTTATTATGAACCACGACAATGAGTATCATTCAACTATCAATTATGGGAATCAATTTCCTAGTGATTGGTATTTTAATAGTGACAAAGATTCAGTATTAAATGATAAACAAGAAGAGAAAGATAAGCAGTATTGTTATAAACCTTACAGAACAATTCACAACTATTAATTAACAATGAACACAACTATTCGTTACTGGTTCCCTGATACTATTCAATGCAAATATATGTCCTTTCAGACATACTCAAAAGCACTAAACGCAATCGAATTGTTTAAACAAATTGATGTTAAATCAGAGGTAGTAATAGGTAAACAGTAAGGCACTATCTAACACTTAGTAAACCCCTTAGTTTTCCACAACTAGGGGGTATTTCTGTGGAAAACTATTACTTAGTGATGCAAATATGCTTTAAAAAGGTTTAAAAATGGTCTAATAAATAGGGGTGCTAAATGTATCTCTTTTCCACAAGTATGTTGAAAAGTAATAACAATAGAGTGGAAAACGTGTGGAATTGTTGTTAGTTAGTGTGGATATTATGTGGAATAAAGTGTTGATTTTATAGTGATCTTACCGAGCAGAGTATAACACGAACTCGGTTTAATTGCAATACCCTCGTTTATATTTTGTAGGGTTATTACAATTATCAGAATATCAACAATTCTGTATAAATATACCAATAATACTTGACACTTTTCCACAGAAGTATTATAATAAAGTATACACTCAAACTCTCTAATCCTATGGCAGTTTCTAACATCTACGGGCAGAGGACTAAGTATAGAATAACACTAGAATTAGACGTGCAAGATGACTTTAATCCACGGCAAATTGACTGGGATAAAGTGTTACAAATACAAGAGAATGAATGCTGCCAAAGTTACATTGAAGATTTGAATTATGCAGAGGATTTGTATTAACAACTGAAGCGAGTAAAGTGTCCTTATAGTGTAGAGACTTACTCACAGTTAGTAACAACAAACAATGGCAGATTACAACTCTCCAGTATCACCCAACTTCGCGGAATTTCTTCTGGAAAATGCAAACAATGGTGATGAAATCTTGGCAGTCCTCGATGATATTGTGGAGGTGAAAGATACAGCACTATAAGTAACAATTAGTAAACGCAATATGGGCAGGGTTCTTGACACTCTGCTCATAATATTGTAGAATGGTTTATATCAGTTATTGGCAGTTATTTGCCCCCTTGTGTGTTATTGCCCTGCGTCGCGTTGCCCCCGTTTATAAAAAAAGGAACCTTCCTAACCTACAGAGGTGACAGATCGAGTTGTATATATAAAAATCCCGAAAAAATTTTTTGACCTTCTCAGGATTCATATATAAAAAAATCCCCCAAGTAAAAATGCCCCCTGAAGATTTAAGTAATATAACCACATATCATATCTACGTAAAGGATCGTTGCATATATCATAATTTAAAGCAAGACGAGTTTGAGGAGACATGGGAACTACTCAACGTCATGGTAGGGTTGCTAAAGACAGATTATAGTGAGAAGGACTTGAGTTATGAGAAGGCAGCCCCCACAGTGGGTGTTGGAGGACCAATAAGAATAGAACCAAGTGGTGACGATTCATACTAGATGGAAACTGTAATGAAGTTTGGTACTCCTATATGGAGAACCTATAATGAATTACCCAGAGGGGCATATGAGTGGGCATTAGATTATAAAGAGGATAATGATAATAAGCAGAGATCAAATAGGGGAGGGTATCAGAGTGTCGCACAGACCTTTGATTATCTTCCTTTTCCTTTTAGAGAACATATACTAGATTCATTTAAATTCAAAGATAAGATTAGACCTGCGAATTGGTGGTTGAATGTAAATGAGAAAGGAGACTTTAACTTTCAGCATACACATCCGAAGTCTGATCTATCAGGTATATGGTATCTTACTGATAATAATAACTCTTTAGTATTCATAGATCCTTTACAACATAGTCGAAGTAATCTATACTTAGCATTCCCAGAGTTGGATATAGGGGAAGGTGTATATGTAAATGCAAAGGCAGGAGAAGTACTTATATTTCCATCAGATCTTCCACATTATGTTGAACCTCATTCATTAGATACTACTCGTGTTTCGGTTTCCTTCAATATGCATTTAATTAATTGACAACTATATAATATCGTTGTATAATTGGATTGAAGGTAACTAAAAGGTTATGGCAAAAGGATTTACTGTTAAAGCAAAGGCTCCTACAAAGGAAGAACCAAAGTGGGATATTCCTGCTATTAAGGAAAGATGGAAAGGAAAGACTATAGTATTCTGTTTACCTGGTAGAGGTTGTTCATATACCTTCTTAAAGAATTTTGTACAACTGTCCTTTGATATGGTACAGTCTGGAATGAGTATTCAGATATCTCAGGATTACTCTTCTATGGTTAACTTTGCACGTTGTAAGTGTTTAGGTGCAAATGTTCTTCGTGGTGCTGATCAGAAACCTTGGGATGGTAAGTTAGAGTATGATTATCAGTTATGGATTGATAATGATATTGTGTTTAATGCAGAGAAGTTCTGGCAGCTTGCTGATCTTGCCATTCCTGCTGAAGGTGACGAAAGAAAGATCGCAGCAGGTTGGTATGCTACAGAGGATGGCCATACTACCTCAGTTGCTCACTGGTTAGAAGAAGAAGACTTCCGTAAGAACGGTGGTGTTATGAATCATGAGACTGTTGAATCAATGGGCAAACGTAACAAGCCTTTCACAGTTGATTATACAGGTTTTGGATGGGTCTTGATTAAGAAGGGAGTCTTCGAGGATATGGAATACCCTTGGTTTGCTCCTAAGATGCAAGTCTTTGAGTCAGGTGCAGTTCAGGACATGTGTGGTGAGGACGTGTCGTTCTGCCTTGATGCTAAAGAAATGGGTATTGAGACATGGTGTGACCCTCGCATACGTGTAGGGCATGAGAAGACAAGGGTTATTTAAGATGTCGGTGAATACCCAACTCAAGACAGAGGAGTTATGGGATTTATCCGCAGAGATCCTCACCGAACTTTCTCGTAGGGATGGAGTTTCTTATAGAGTTCAGGCAACCGAGGAGTCAGTACAACGTAAATTGGAGGAAATTAACTAATGCCAATGCTATCAGGGATAAAAGATGGGACATATAAGATCCCACGTCCCAAAAAAACTCGTCAAGGACGCTCGGCTCGCACACTACTATCCGCAACGTCTCGTAATAAGGCAAAAAAACCATACCGAGGACAAGGAAAATAATGAAGGAGGGTTAAGTCCCTCCTTTTTTTATGTTAAATAGTAAAAACATACCAAAATTATGGAAAACTCCAAGAAAAAAATGCTAAGAGAGGTATCTTATGACCGTCTTACACCTAAAAAACGTGATGATCTAGTCCAAAGTGAGATATTTGGTGATTTTGAGGAGGATGGATTGGACTATGAAGTAGATGCGATGACTCTTTCAGAATAGGAGTATACAATCCTTAATAAATAAACAATAATTGGTGTATTAATGTGCCTTTAGAACGGGTTAGTCAAGGATTTAAAGATCTTAGTATGACATTTCAGGCAAATCCCCTGAATGATGACCTCATTGTGCTTAAAAATGCGAATGCGATTGCACGTTCTGTAAGAAATATTGTTTTCACATTGCCTGGAGAGAAGTTTTTTGAACCAACCTTCGGTTCTAGGATTACTGAATCACTATTTGAGAACATTGATGACATCACAGCAGCCATTATTGTTGATGAGTTACGTGAATCTATAGAAAACTTTGAGCCAAGAGTGCAATTGATCGATGTGAAAGCATTTCCAGACTATGATAATAACACTTTTGACGTAACTATAGTATATGAGATCATCGGAATTGAAATTCCAGCACAAGAATTACAATTTGTATTGCAGTCAAGTAGGTAAAAATGCCATTAGCTAATTTCTCTAACTTGGATTTTGACCAAGTTAAGACAACTTTACAAGAATATCTTAAGTCAAACTCGAATTTTACCGATTATGACTTCGAGGGATCGAACCTTTCAACGCTTTTGGACGTTCTGGCATACAATACTTACATTACTTCTTATAATGCGAACATGATCA